CGGAGCGGTTTCTCACATGCACTGAAATTTGTTTTCGGAAACGCTTCTTGGTGCCAAACAACCAACAAAACGGCGGGGACTTAGGCCCTCTTTTTCTCAATGGGTACATCGAAGAGGGCGTCGCATCTTGGACCACAGACCCCAAGTTCGCACAGGAATTCAAAGACCCGCTCCGAGATGGCACGTTCTCAGCGGTATTTGCTCACCGTCCAAACGCGGACGAGGTGGTCTTGAATATGCCCTCGCTGTGGTCAGATCCAGCCTTTAGGGCAAGAGTCGCAGAGTTCGAAGAAGGCAATGGCTTGAACGCTAAGGCGCTGACATATTTCAGATTTCGGCAGAGTGAAGTCATATTGACTGCATCGCTCAGGTACGACGAGGTGCATGCTGTCTGTGGAAGAAGCAGTCCTTTTGAGGTTCTCTGCGAGCTTCAGGGACTTTCTACAGACGCAGAGCGAGACTCCTATTGGAGGGAGCTGGTCGCTGCGAACAAGTTTCCTGAGGAGCCCTGTTGGATTGCAGGACCAAGAGTACAGAATGTGCTCGAGCGGACGAAGGTTAAGTTCCTGAACCAATTCGGGGACATAATTGACAAGGTAATTGACCGCTGAACCATCAGCGTCTGAAGCCGAGTTGTCTCGTCGAATCTTTACCGTGCAAGGGTAACTGCCGTCCACGTCCGGCGGCAGCATAGACACTCGCCGCCGCTATCAAGCGCTGGGAAGACGGTATACCCTACCGCGCCCTTCGACCTTGTCCGAGGTCACCTCGAGCCCGAGTTTCTTCTTGAGTGCCCCTGCCATCGCCCCGCGCACCGTGTGCGACTGCCAGTTCGTCGTGGCCATGATCTCCTCAATGGTCGCGCCGTCCGGCGCGCGCAGCATGGCAATCAGGCGGGCCTGCTTAGTGCCTTCGCGCGGCGTGCGCGCCTTGGGCGCAGCCTCAGTCTCGGTGGAGGCGTCCTGCGCGGGCTCCTCGGTCGGCGCGTCCGTCGCGCCCGCAGGCGCGGTGTTCGGGTCCTCGGGCTCGATGCCGATGGCGGCGAGGCCTGCGTCGGTGGCGATCAGCGTGACGCCGTGGCCGTCACCGGTCTCGCGCCAGACGGGCTCGCCCTTGCGCATGTCGGCGTCGACCTCTTCGAGGAAGCCCTTGGCAAGCATGGCGCTGACCACCTTGGTGGCGGCCCCGCCGCGCAGGCTGTCGGGTAGCGGCATGGCAATACGGTCCGCGTTCTGGGCTGCGCGGGACAGAATGATCGTCTGGGTATCGGAAAGTTTGGTCATGGGGTCGTCTCCGTATTCGGACCGCGACCGTCGCGGTCTTCTACGACCCAAAGCCGCGCAGGGCGCGCGGCCGGAGTTCGGGCGTCGGCCCATGGTCAGATCAGCCCGAGATCCCGCAGGAGCGCTGCGGCATCGGGCAGCCGGTCGGTGGCGACGTCGATTGCGATGGTCGTGCTGTCAGCGGTGAGGCGCGCCGGAACATTGGCCTCCTCGCGGAGCGATGCTTCGATCTCGTCGAGGACAGCCGGGATGCGGCTCGTGTCCCAAGGCTCGTTGAGGCCCCGAATGGCGATGCGGATGGTGCTGGTTTCCATGGCATTGGCTCCTGTCACTCAGCGTGCTCGCCTTCGCTGAAGGCGCTGTCGGTGATGCGCTTCAGGAGGCTGGCGTAATGCTCAAGGGTGCCGACATGGCCCCAGTTGATCTCGTCGGGATGGGCGTTGAAATGCTCGTCGCTGAGGCTTGCCAAGCGGGCGAGCATCTCGTCGATTTCGGCCTTCTTGCCGATGAATGCGTTGAGCGCTGCCTCCTTGTTCCGCGCAGCCTTCTCGGCGCGCAGTTGGTGGCGGGGTGTGGTGATCGGGTTCAGGCGGGTCATCGCGGTCGCTCCGTGGTGAGTTGCATCGTTTTCGTAGGATCACGTTCGCTCTGGTGCGGAGGCTTATCAACTACATAAGCACATGATTTTGAATGATAATCGGAGCGCGCAATGGAGGGTCTGAGCGAGCGCCAATATGCCGCCCGCGTTGGTCTTTCACGCGGGGCGATTCAGAAGGCCAAGGCGACGGGTCGGCTGGTGCTGCATGCTGATGGCAGCATCGACGCGGTGGCCAGCGATGCCCTGCGCGCTGAGGCGACCGATCCGTCCAAGACCCGCAAGCCGCCACAGCCGAAACTCAAGCCCGTCCCGGAGGCGGCGGTATCCGCCGTGGGCGAAACCCTGCGCGAACAGGGAATCGCGGCCCCACCAGTCGGCAGCGGCACCACGTTCTTGCAGGCCAAGACGGCCAATGAAGTGCTGAAGGCGCAGGAACGCCGTCTCCGGCTGCAAAAGCTGAAGGGCGAGCTGATCGACCGGGCGCGCGCGCTTTCGCTGGTTTTCCGGCTGGCGCGGCAAGAGCGCGACGTCTGGGTCAACTGGCCCGCCCGAGCCGCTGCGTTAATGGCGGCCGATCTGGGGGTGGAAACCGCCGCGATGCAGAAGGTTCTGGAGAAACATGTCCGTGCCCAGCTCGACGATCTTGCCGAGGTCAAACCCGATCTCCGGTGATGAAGCCCTCGAGTTCGACGGCGCGGCAGAGATCCTGCGCGCCTGGGGAGCGGGCCTCACGCCGGATGCGGACCTGACCGTGTCTGAATGGGCGGATCGGCACCGAATGCTGTCGGGCCGCGCTTCGGCGGAACCGGGCCGGTATCGCACGGCGCGCACGCCTTACATGGGCGAGATCATGGACCGACTGTCGCCGGGCGATCCGACACAGCGGATCGTGTTCATGAAGGCCGCGCAGGTCGGCGCGACCGAGGCCGGGAACAACTGGATCGGCTTTGCGATCCACCAGGCACCGGGGCCAATGCTCGCGGTCCAGCCAACGGTTGAATTGGCGAAACGAAACTCACGCCAGCGGATCGATCCGCTGATCGACGAGAGCCCGGAACTGCGGGACCGGGTCAAACCGGCGCGGTCGCGCGATGCGGGCAACACGATGCTGTCGAAGGAGTTCGCGGGCGGCATCCTGATCATGACCGGAGCGAACTCGGCGGTCGGGCTGCGCTCGACCCCGGCGCGCTACATCTTTCTCGATGAGGTCGACGCTTATCCGGCCTCGGCGGATGAGGAAGGCGACCCAGTCACGCTGGCGGAAGCGCGATCACTGACCTTCGCCCTTCGGCGCAAGGTGTTCCTGGTCTCGACGCCGACAATCCGGGGGATGAGCCGGATCGAGCGGGAGTTCGAGGCCTCCGACCAGCGCCGGTTTTTCGTGCCATGCCCGCATTGCGGTCAGGAGCAGTGGCTGAAGTTTGAGCGGCTTCGCTGGCAGAAGGGGCGGCCGGAAACGGCGGAATATCACTGCAAGGGCTGCGAACAGCCCATCGCCGAACACAACAAGACGGCGATGCTGGAGGCTGGCGAATGGCGCGCGACCGCAACGGCCGCCGATCCCGGCACCGTCGGCTATCACCTTTCGGCGCTCTATTCGCCCATTGGCTGGCTGAGCTGGGAGCGGATTGTGCGGGCATGGGACGCGGCGCAAGGGTCGGACGAAGCGATCAAGGCCTTTCGCAACACGATCCTTGGCGAGACATGGGTCGAAACCGGTGAAGCGCCCGACTGGCAGAACTTGGCGGACCGGCGCGAGACCTGGGACGCAGGGACTGTTCCAGAGCGCGGCTTGTTCCTGACAGCCGGGGCAGACGTTCAGAAAGATCGCATCGAGGTCGATGTCTGGGCCTGGGGCCGCGGGCTGGAGAGTTGGCTGATCGATCACTTGGTCATTGAGGGCGGGCCCGGCGATCCGGGTTGCTGGCAGAAGCTGGCCAATTTGCTTGGGCAGACATGGGAGCATGCCTCCGGTCAGCCGATGACATTGGCACGGCTGGCGATCGATACCGGCTACGAGACGAGTGCTGTCTATGCCTGGTCGCGACAGGTCGGATTCGCGCAGGTTGCCCCGGTCAAAGGCGTTGAAGGCTTCAACCGCTCGAGCCCGGTCACTGGCCCGACTTATGTAGACGCGACCATCGCAGGCAAAAGGCTGCGGCGCGGGGCGCGGCTTTGGACGGTCGCCACGTCGACCTTCAAGACCGAGACCTATCGCTATTTGCGCCAGGACCGACCGACGCGGGAGGAAATCGAGGCTGGGCACCTTTGCCCGCCGGGAACGATCCACCTGCCAAACTGGGTGGACGGCGAGTGGTTGAAGCAATTCACGGCCGAACAACTGGTCACGGTGCGCACCAAACGCGGCTTCGCCCGACTCGAATGGCAGAAGCTGCGCGAACGCAACGAGGCGCTGGATACACGGGTCTATGCGAGGGCCGCGGCTTGGATATTGGGCGCTGACCGTTGGTCCGATGCGCGGTGGACTGATCTGGAAGCACAGGTCGGGATCACGGCGGAGGACATGGCTGAGGTCGGGGCGGGAAACACTACGCCCGCTTCTCGGCGCGCGGGACCACAGCGGCGAACCGTACGCTCAAGCTATATGAGGTGAATTGATGTCTACGATTGCCGAGCTCCGTGCCCGCCGCGAGGCGTTGGCCGTTCAACGCTCCTCTGGCGTGGCGCGTGTCAGCTATGACGGAAAGACTGTGGACTATCGCAGCGTCGCGGAAATCGACCGGGCCATCGAGGCGCTTGACCGCGAGATCGCGGCTGCTGAAGGACGGCGGATCGTTCGGCAGGTGCGTGTGACGACGACGAAGGGTCTCTGATTCATGGGCCTGTTCGATCGCTTTCGCCGCCGGGATCCCGGCGGCCCCGCTGCCGTGTCCGCGCGCCTCGAAGGCGCGATGGCCCGTCGGCGGCTTCGCGGCTGGAACCCGCCGCTAGAGAACATCAATTCGCTGGTCGCCTCGGGCGGCCCGCGTTTGCTGGCGCGGTCGCGGGAACTGGTCGTCACCAACGGCTATGCCGCCAATGCCTGCGAGGCATTTGCGTCGAACATGATTGGTGACGGGATCAAGCCGTCGTCGCTGATCACCGATGCGGCGTTGCGTGACAGTGTTCAGCAGCTTTGGCTCGCATGGACGGATGAGGCTGACGCGGACGGTTTGACCGATTTCTACGGCCTGCAGGCCATGGTGGCGCGCGAGATGTTTGTTGCGGGCGAATGCTTCGTGCGTATGCGGCCACGGCGGACCGAGGATGGTCTGCTGGTGCCGCTGCAACTGCAGCTGCTCCAGTCAGAAATGCTGCCCTTCGAGAAGACCGAAACTGCGGCAAACGGCAATCGCATCCGCTGCGGAATTGAATTTGACGGCATCGGAAGGCGCGTTGCCTATCACTTCCGCCGTTGCCATCCGGGAGACAGCACCGACCAAGGGGCTGTGATCCCGGAGACGGTGCGCGTGCCAGTCGAGGATGTGCTTCACATCTACCGTCCCATTGATGCAGGTCAGATCCGGGGCTTGCCGCATGTGGCACCCGCCATGGTTCGGCTTTTTCTGCTGGACCAGTACGACGACGCCGAGCTCGACCGGAAGAAAACCGCGGCGATGTTCGCGGGGTTCATCACCAAGACCGCGCCGGAAGACCCAATGATGGGCGAGTCCGAAGCCGATCCCGATGGGGCGGCCATCGCCAGCCTCGAGCCGGGCACGATGCAGGTTCTGCTGCCGGGTGAGGATGTGAAGTTCTCGAGCCCTGCGGACGTTGGGGGCGGCTATGAGGCGTTTCAATATCGGACGCTCTTGTCGGTATCAGCCTCACTGGGGCTGCCGTACCACCTCGTAACAGGGGATGTGCGCCAGGCGAACTATTCGAGCCTGCGGGCAGAGCTGGTCGAGTTCCGGCGACGCATCGGCCAGCTGCAGCATGGGGTGATGGCGCACCAGCTGTGTCGGCCGATCTGGCGGCGCTGGATTGATATGGCCGTGTTGTCGGGGGCGCTGGATATCGGCAATCCCGCCGTCGCGCGGCCGGTGCAATGGATCCCACCACGCTGGGATTGGGTCGATCCGCTGAAGGACATCCAGGCGCAAGTGCTGGCGATGGAAGCGGGCATCACCTCGCGCCGCAAGGTGGTCGAGGCCACCGGCTATGACGTCGAAGAAGTCGACCGAGAGAATGCGGCGGATGCCAAACGCGTTGCTGATCTGGGGCTGAGCTACCGCGCGAGCCCCGGCGAAACGCAAGGCGCGCGGGCGACACCCGCAGCGCGGCCTGACCCGGGAGATGGCACAGGCGAAGACACAGGCGACGGATCCGCCTCCACCGATCCCGCCACCGAACAGGAGTGACAATATGACAAGCTGGTATGCGATCCGCGCCCGAGGAACGGGCGCGGAAGTGGCGATCTATGACGAGATCGGTGCCTATGGGGTCTCGGCGAAGGGGTTCCTTGCCGAACTCGGCGCACTGCCCGACGGGACGCCGGTCGATCTGCGGCTGAACAGCCCCGGTGGGTCAGTCTTCGATGCGGTGGCGATTTACAATGCGCTGAAACGGCACGCGGGCACGGTCACGGTCTGGATCGACGGTATTGCCGCCTCTGCCGCGTCCTATGTCGCGATGGCGGGTGACGAGATCGTCATGCCGGAAAATGCGTTCCTGATGATCCACGATCCGTCGGGGTTGGCAATGGGCACGGCGGGCGACATGCGCGCAATGGCCGAAGCGCTCGACAAGATCGCGGGCAGCCTCGTCCGGGGATATGCCGCCAAATCCGGCAAGACCGATGACGAGATCGCGGCGCTGATGTCGGCCGAAACATGGTTCGATGCGGCCGATGCGGTGGCGGCGGGCTTCGCGGACCGGCTGGCGGACCCTGTGAGGATGGCCGCGCGGTTCGACATCGGTCGGTTCCGCAATGCGCCGCCGGACCTCGTCGAGGCAGTGGAAGCCACTGGCCAGCAGGGTGTTCCGATCGAGGCGGCGGGCGTTCCGGCCGAGGGTAATCCAGAGACAGGCATCAACATGCACCAAGAGATCGACAGTATCGTGGACGGCGATGTCGAACCTGCCGACGGCACTGGAGAGGCGGACAGCGACGAAGCGCCTGTCGAGCCGGAAGGGCACGGTGTCACCGACGACATGCCCAGCCCTTCGGCTCGGATCCCGGCTCCGGGGGGCGTACCGCCCGATCCTGCCGCAATCCGCGCCGAGGCGATCAGCCATGCCCGCGCTGTCGTCGATCTTTGCCGCCTTGCAGGCCAGCCACAGATGGCCGGGCGCTTCCTCGAACAGGACGTCAGCCTCGACGACATCCGCATGGCCCTTCTGGCGGCAAAAGCCGAGGCCGAACCCGAGATCGCCGCCCATCACCCGCAACCCGGCCGGAGCACGACAGCCCGTCCCTGGGGCGAGATCGTCGCCCGCACCTTCAAGCTGAAAGGATAACCACGTGACCACGCCCACCGAGACCACGCATCCCGGAGGCTTCCTCGTCTGGGAAGCCTTCCGCGACTACACCCGCGAAACCGTCACCGTCGCCACAGGAACAGCGTTTGCCACGCTCGATC